AATGACCTCCAAAGAGGCCAAGAAACTGGCTGAACAAGCCCGTAAGCAAGCCGAGTCCAAGGGCTGGCAATCAATGGCTTACAAGTTCTCTGCTCCGAAAGGCAAGAAATGAAGATGAACAAAAAAGGCGAAGCCAAGATGGGCAAAGTCATGGGCGAGTACAAGGACAAGGAATTGCACTCTGGTAAGGGTGGCAAGGTTGTCAAAAGCCGTGACCAAGCTGTTGCTATTGCTATGAGCGAAGCCGCTAAAGCAATGGGCCGTTACAAGAAGTGAGGTTGATATGGCTGGATTACTCGGTGAAATCTTCAGTGCTGGCAATGTTGCGAAGCGTAAGCTGACCGATTTGCTTGGTAATCCACTGTTAAGCGCACAGCAGTTTGTTGGCAACATCAACGACAAAGCCAGAAACCTGAACGAATTGACAGCAGCCGCCGCCCAAGAAGGTGTTAACTATGGCCCAAAAAGCCAACAGTTAGCTGGATTGTTGGCAGAGGGTTACAACCCTGCTGGAATTACCGCATGGCACGCTGGCCCTAATTTGTTTAATAAGTTTGATGTCACAAGAGCGCCAGCAACAGGGTCTGCTTACACGCAAGGAGCTTATGCGGCTGCTGCAAGACGCGAAGCTGAAGGCAAATATCTTCCAAGAGCGCCACAATGGGAAGAAAAGCTAATGGGTTTGTACAAGCAAGCCGAGAAAAAACAAGACTACGATTCAATGGAAGTGCTTGAGTCAGCTTTGCTTTACAAAAACCCAAAACAATTGCGCCAAGACTTTGTTGAAAGTGGCGAATATTCTCCAGCGTTTGCCAAAAAGGCCGAACAAACAATTCAAAAGATTGAGTCAGTCCCCCGTGACAGCTATCTCTATAAGCTAGATATTGCTGACGAGGCACTGCCAAACTATTTGTTGTTTGATAAGCCTTTGAAGCAACAGCCAGAAGCCGTACAGTCTTTTGCCAAAGAATTGGGCATAACTGGTGACGATATGCTTGGTGGCGACATTGTTGGAAGGCTACGCGCATCAGGTGTTTCTGAGATGCAAATTCAAGAAACAATGCGTAAAAAAGGAATTCCAGGTTTGATATATGATTCGCCTGATGTTCAAGGATCGGTCAATTATGTGACTTACGATCCAGACTTGATTAAGATTCTTGAGATCAACGATATGCCAGCATCTGGATTGCTAGGAAGATAACAACACCGCAGATGTAAGTCTGCACTAACCTTGACCAACCTACGGGAGTCAAACCAAGATGAATAAATTAGAGGCCGGAAAACCTGAGAACTTAACCAACCGTGGTAGGGGAAGGCCACCAGGAAGCGTTAATAAGGCCACCAAGACGTTTAGAGAGACTGTCAGTAGGTTGCTAGAGGATAACGCTGAAAACGTCTCTAAATGGCTTATAGAGGTTGCAGAGGGAAGTGTCGAGAAAGAGCTTAAAGCAGACCCTAAAGGTGCTCTGACTTTGTTGGCTCAAATGGCTGAGTACGCTACACCAAAACTGAACCGCACCGAGATGACTGGTGATGGTGGTGGTCCAGTAGAGGTCTCTGCCATCCAAATCAAGCTGGTCAAGCCGAATGAATCTTGAACTGGATTTCCCTGAGAAGCTGGGATTCCTGTTTGAGCCGCACCGATACAAGATTCTCTATGGTGGCCGTGGGTCTGCCAAGTCTTGGTCGGTTGCTCGGGCACTGATCGCCATTGCTGTTCAGAAACCAACACGAATCCTTTGCGCCCGTGAGTTGCAGAACTCTATCTCTGACTCCGTGATTGCTTTGCTGGGTGACCAAATCAAGGCTATGGGGCTTGAGTCTTTCTTTGACGTACAGCGCACAGCCATCTACGGAAAGAACGGATCTGAGTTCAGCTTTGCTGGTTTGAAGCACAACGTCACCTCAATCAAGTCGTTTGAGGGTGTGGACGTTTGCTGGATAGAAGAAGGCCAGGCTGTGTCCAAAGTGTCATGGGAAACACTGATTCCTACTATTCGCAAGCCTGATTCCGAGATTTGGGTGACGTTTAACCCTGACTTGGATACTGACGAGACTTACAAAAGGTTTGTGGTCAATCCTCCTGCAAGCGCAAAGGTGGCCAAAGTCAACTGGTCGGACAATCCTTGGTTTCCTCAAGTTCTTAGAGATGAACTGGAAGACCTGAAGGCCAAGAACGTGGATTCTTACCTGAACGTCTGGGAGGGCCATACCCGCCAGATGCTCGATGGTGCTGTCTACGCCAATGAACTGAGAAAAGCCCAAGAGGATGGTCGCATCCGTGAGTTGATTATTGACAAATCAATTCCTGTTCAATTGTTTTTTGACCTTGGGTGGGCTGATATGACATCAATCTGGTTTGTTCAGGTTATCGCTGGTGGCGAGGTCAGGGTGATCGACTTCTACCAAAACTGTCAAAAGACGATTGACCACTACGCTCAAGTTTTGCAAGACAAGGGATATATCTACAAGGATTGGTGGCTTCCGCACGATGCCGAGCATAAGAATATGACTGGCAAATCGGTCAAGGATATTCTCGAGGGCATGGGCAAACCTATCCGAATCACGCCAAAGCTGTCTATTTCTGACGGCATTAACGCTGCTAGAACGCTGATGAACCGAGCATTCTTTGACGAGACAAAGTGCGCTGATGGCCTTCAAAACCTGCGCCATTACCGCTATGACGTTGACGCAAACACTAAGATGTTCTCCAATAAGCCACTGCACGACCAGCATTCACACGCTGCTGATGCTTGGCGCTATGTGGCCGTTGGACTTGACGAAAATGTTGGGTCTTGGGGAAAGTCTATTAACAAAACTCCTAAATGGGTGGTCTGATGTACATGATTAAACAAGGCGATATTTCGAGTGCCATTCGAGTCGATGCTCTTGAGAAACGCATTGAAATGCTTGAAAATGTGGTAAAGGCATTACAATCACAGGAACGCCCAAAGGTCGGGCGACCCGCAAAGGTAAAAGATGAGCCAAAACAACCTGAAAGCAGCCCTTCAAGCAGCGATTGATGATTCAATCGGATTCATTGAAAGCGAGACTGTTGAACAGCGCAAGCTAGCACTTGAAGCATACTTGCGGCAACCTTACGGAAATGAGGTTGAGGGTAAGTCTTCAATTGTTACTGGCGAAGTGGCCGAAGCTATTGATGGCGCTCTGCCTGCGCTGATCCGCATCTTTACTGGCTCTGACCAGATTGTGGTTGCTGACCCTGTTGGGCCTGGTGACGAGGCTGGCGCAAAACAGGCGACTGACTATTTGAATCACATCTTCATGAAAGATAACCCTGGCGTTATCATCCTGCACGACTGGTTCTTTGATGCCTTGCTGCAAAAGAACGGCATTGTCAAAGCTGTCTGGGAAGACAAAGAAGACGTTTCCAAAGAAACCTATGAAGGTTTGTCCGATGACGAACTGGCAATGCTCCTGCAAGACAAGGACATTGAAGTTGTTGAACAAAACACTGTTACCAATCCAATCCTTGACCCGATGGGGATGCCAGTCTTTGATGAGGCTGGTCAACCTGCTATGTACGGGGTCCATGATGTTGTCATCAAGAAGGTTGAGAAGTCGGGCAAGGTTGTCATTGCCAACGTACCGCCTGAAGAATTCCTGATTGCCAAGGCTGGCAAAACCGTCAAGAACACGCCTTTCTGCGCCCACCGCAGGATGATTACCCGCAGCGATTTGATTGCAATGGGGTTTGATGAGGACATCGTTAACGGCTTGCCAACTGGTGACGCTCTTGCTTACACGCCAGAACGTGTGGCCCGATTTGCGCCTGGTGAGCAGCCCTATGACGTTCAGCCTGATGACCTTGCAATGCAAGAGATTGAGGTCTTTGAATGCTACATCTACTACGATGGCGATGAAGACGGCATTGCTGAGTTGCACCAAGTGTTCTACGCTGGCAACGACATTTTGAGCGATGAAGAAACGGACTATGTGCCCTTTTACTCAATCTGCCCTCTGCCAATCCCACACAAGTTCTTTGGCAACTCTCTGGCAGATCGCACCATTGACCTGCAACTGATTAAGACAACCGTCACCCGTCAGATGCTGGACAATATGTATTTGACCAACAACAGCCGTGTGACCGCTGTTGAGGGCCAAGTAAACCTTGATGACTTGCTGACATCCACTGCCGGTGGCGTGATTCGTACTAAGTCGCCAAACGCTGTGCAACAGTTGGTTGTGCAGAACATGGCGCAACAATCTTTCCCGATGTTGCAATACTTGGATTCGGTTCAAGCAAAGCGCACTGGTGTGACTGAGATGAGCCAAGGTCTGGATGCCAACATCTTGCAAAACGTGACCGCAGCAGCCGTTGCGTCCATGCAACAAGCTGGATCTGGAAAGATTGAGCTGATTGCCCGTATCTTTGCTGAATCAGGCGTGAAAGAGCTGTTTGAGGGCATCATGCACTTGGTCAGCAAGTACCAGCAGAAAGAGCGAATCATTCGTTTGCGCGGTACTTACGTCACGGTGGACCCTCGCACATGGGCCAACAAGTTTGACATCTCGATCAACGTGGGCTTGGGTAACGGCAACCGTGACCAGCAGATGGCGATGCTTCAGATGGTGATGGCAAAGCAAGAGCAAATGATTGGGCAGTATGGCCCAGCTAACCCGCTTGTTTCGCTTGGGCAGTATCGTGGCACTCTTGGCCGTATGGTTGAGGCCGCTGGTTTTAAAGATTCCGCCGAGTTCTTCAAGCCGATCAGCCCAGAGCAAGATCAGCAGTTGTCTAACCCGCAGCCACAGCAAGAGCCTCCAATGCCTCCAGAGGTCCAGGCATTTATGGCAAAGACTCAGGCTGAGATACAAGCACAGCAAGCCAAGTTCCAAGCCGATATGCAGATGCAGCAAGCTAAGATGCAAGCTGATATGCAATTTGAGCGTGAAAAAGCCGCATTGGAATTGCAACTTCAACGTGAGAAAGCCGCTGCTGAATTGGAAATCTTGCGCGAGAAAGAAGCCTCAAAACTTCAGCTCGAGCGTGAGAAGATGAATATGCACTTTGCAATGAAGCAGCAAGAATTTGAGGCAGAGGCGCAACTCAAAGCAATGAAGGTCGGCGCAGGCATCACATCAAACGTGGAGATTCCAGGATGATTGACGAAGCAGAACAGCAAGAAGTCGCTCGAATTGCAAACGACTATTTTCTGCAAGAGTTAGGATCGCAAGAGGCGGCTGATGATGCAATGGGAAAACTTGCTACGCTTGTCCAAGAGGATGGGGCAAAACTTGTTCACCTCGGCAACGTTTTGTTTTTGATTCTTGTTCGTGGACAAAATGTTGTTGAAGTCCATACTATTGGCAATGAGACAAGCCCACGTGATCTGGCTAAAGACTTTGTTGATTTGGTCAGCTATCTAAAAAACATTGGGACAAAAATTGCTTACACGTATAGTGAAGACAATAAGTTTGACCGTTTTGCAAAGATGACGGGGCTTCCTATTAAAAAGACTCAGGCTGAAGTTGATGGCAAGACCGTCAATGTTTACATCATGGAGTTATAAATGCCAGCAGTACCAGTAGTTTTAGCCGTTACAGGAGCAGCGGGAGCTGTTGGAGCAGCCGCAGCAACAGCCATTGGATTGGGTACTGTTGGAGCAGTAACCGCCACGGCAATTGGCACTGGTTTGATTGCTGGTGGAATGACCGCAATTCAGGGTGGCGATGCTGGTGACGTTCTTGAATCAGCAGTCAAGGGCGGCATTACGTCATATGTCGGAGGAACTGTTGCTGGCGCTATTGGTGGCGCTGTATCTGAAGCAACTGGAAGCACAATTCTTGGTAATGCTGTTGGCAGTGCTGCTGGGACATTTGCCACTGGCGGAACCCCAGAGGATGTATTAAGAAGTGGCTTGATAAGCGGATCAATTTCTGGCTTGAGAAGTGCTGAAGACATTTTCAATCAGGATCAATTTGAACAGTCAATGACCGAAAGCGGTTTGGCTGGTCAGACATTGATGAGCGATGTTGACCAATTGCTTGCCGATATTCAGCCAACTGAATCTCTTGATATACCTGCAAACGAAAACAAATTTAATTTGTTTGGCGCAGCACGGGGTCTTACTCCATCTGTTGTAACTGCTTTGCTGCAAAAGTCGGCATATGACAATGCAACGCAAGACGATACTGGCAGAACTTTCTATCCAGTAGTTGCGCCGCCAACAGACTGGAAAGCTCCAGATTACAGTCAACAGCAAGTGCCATTTGTGCCATTGGAACCGATTGACTTCGGCTCTCCTGAATTGCTTAAAGGTACACAATGGGACCAAACAGCCAAGCCAATGCAAATTGATGGCTTGATGAACGTCTTGAACAATCAATATATCCAGCCTCAAGCAACGCCTCAGTTTGACCTGGATCAGATTGTTGGCAACGTGAACAATGTGCCAATGTCTATCAATGACATTATCAACAACATTGGCAATTACCAAGCGCCGACATTTGATATGAACCAGAACATTGGTCAACTAAATGGCGCACCAGCATCTTTGAGCAGCATCATCGCAGGAATACAAGGGCAATATGGACAAGAAACTCCAAGCTGAGTGGGCAAACAACTTGCTAAACGATGACTTTTTCAAGAAAGTCATTGATGATTTGAAAAATCAGCAGATTAGTGTGATAATTAACACGAATCGAGATGAGGTTGATGAGCGTGAATCTGCTTACAGCCACATCAAGACGCTTGAGTTGTTTCTTGGCCATCTGCAAGGCATTGCCGCAGAAACCAAGATACAAGAGAAAAAGTGGAAAATTCTGTAAGGAAACTTACCCGCAGTCCAGACGGTTTCTGGCGAAAACTGAGATGACACATGGAAAACACCAACCCTTCGGGGAGTGAAAGCCTGAACGTAAACCAAGCCGCTAATGCGTTTCTGGGTTTGATGGGTGATGACAATGGAGCCGAAGAAGGCCAACCGGAAGAATCAACCGAAGAACTTGAAACCAGTGGTGAAGTTGAATCTGAGGAAGCTGAGTATTCGGACGAATCAGAGGAGCCAGTAGAGGAAGTAAAACCCCGCTACAAGGCCAAAGTCGGTGGTGAGGAAGTTGAGGTAGAACTTGACGAACTGATTAACGGCTATCAACGCAGCAAGGATTACACCCAAAAATCTCAAGCTCTGGCTGAACAGCGCAAGGCTATGGATGCCGAACGCCAACATCTGGAGCAAGTTAAACAAGAGCGACAAGCATACGCCCAGAAACTTCAGGCTTTGGATAGCTTCCTGAGCCATCAGAATAAGGGTGAGGACTTAGAAGTTTTGAAAGAGACAGACCCCATCGGCTATGCCGTGAAGGTAGCGGAACAGTCTCAGCGTGAGAAGCAGTTAGCAGTAGTTCGTGCCGAACAGCAACGCATTGCCCAACAGCAACAAGCAGAGCAACAGCAAACACTGCAAAACCATCTCAAGGCTGAATCTGAGAAGCTGACGTCTGTTATCCCAGAACTGGCAACGCCAAAGGGTGATGCGATCCGGAAAGAAATCCGTGAATACGCAAAGTCTGTTGGCTGGTCAGATCAAGAACTCGCCTCAGTGTATGACCATCGCGCTGTGCTGACTTTGTATAAGGCAATGAAGTTTGAGCAACTTCAAAAGGGTAAGCCAGAGACTTTGAAAAAGGTCCAGCAAGCCCCTAAGATGCTTAAACCCGGAACTTCAACGCCAAACACTAAGTCATCTCAAGAAAAGCAAGTGATGCAAAAGCTGCGTCAAACCGGCAAAGTCCGTGATGCTGCTGCTGCATTTGAACGATTCCTTTAAATTTTTGGAGCTTTAAAAATGGCAACCTATCAAACCTATACCGCTATCGGTATGCGCGAAGACCTCTCTGACGTTATCTATAACATCAGCCCCACCGACACGCCTTTCATGTCGTCCATCGGCAAGAACAAGGCCACTGCTACTTACCACGAGTGGCAGACTGACAGCCTGGACGCTGCTGCTTTGGGTGGCGCTGTTGAAGGTGCTGATGCCTCTAGCATCACTGCATCGCCAACAACCCGTATTGGTAACCGCACTCAGATTTTCACTAAGTCTGTTGCTGTTGCTGGCACTCTGGAAGCAGTTGACAAAGCTGGCCGCAAGTCTGAAAAGGCTTACCAGTTGGCTAAAGTGTCTGCTGAACTGAAGCGCAACATCGAGTTGACCCTGCTGTCCAACCAAGTGGCTGCTGCTGGTAACTCCAGCACTGCTCGCACTTTGGGTGGTCTGCAAGCCTGGCTGAATACCAACTATGATGGCGCTGGCACTGCTGGCTCTGGCGGCACTACTGCCCGTGTTGAAGGTACAAACCGCAACTTCACAGAGACCATTCCGAAGCCT